TAGAGTTGCTGGTAAGATGTTAGTTCACGAATATCTTAGGTTCAAGCAAAAGCATAGACCAGATCCTTCTAAATTAGAGTACGATGATGAACATGCATCTTGGTTACAGCGTAATAGACCAATAAATGAGTATCATTCGTATATAGATCAATTCATGCCACAAGAGGAAGAGAAGAATCTTCCTAAGCTGCAAATCTTCAACACATTGAAACTATTACCAGATGCAATCAAGAGCTGCGCGTACGACAAAACTAACAACCAAGACGTTGCTGAGTTTCCTGGCGACGATCCTTATGATGCTTTGCGTTATCTCGTGGATACTTGTGATAGGTATGTGAGTGATTCAGAAAAGGAATTCAAGAAAATCCAACAACGTGAAGCATTGCTAAAGAGTTTGAAAGAAACAAGTGACATGACAGCCTTCTATAGAAACATGAGAAGGCTTGATCATGTTAGTAGTGGTGTTATTTCAGTCAATAGGTATGGCCATGCTTCAAGGATTCATTAAATTCTTTCACCATTTGGCTAATCCTCATTGCGCGGAGTGCAAATTAGAGGAGCAGACCCGCTTTGAGCGCGCGTCGATGGAGAAAGAATGCCGTAATTGCGACACTTTGAGGCAAATGTTAGAGGCTGAACGGTTTGAGAAGTCAAAACTTCTTGAAAAAATCACTTACAAAGAGCCACCACAGCCTGTAATTCAGAATTTTGTGCCCGCTGAGCCAAAAGTTAACCCATTTAGGATAAGAAAACAGCAATTAGAAGAGCAAGATAGAGAACAAGCACGAATTTTGGCTGCGCGCGCTGCTAGTCAGTCCACCGAAAAGCTAGAAGAGACATTGTTAGAGGATAAGAAGGTGGAAAATGCCTGAATCTGCTTATTACGGTGGTCATGGCACCCAAGTTAAGAAGAAAATGCGTAAAAAGTACGGCAAAGATGCCGAAAGAGTCTTTTACGCGACTGCAAACAAGTATGGATTAGGTCCATCAGACAAAGTTAAGCACAAGCATGGAGTAAAGTAATGGCTAAAGCTGATCAGGCTGCCCAAAGAAATCCGTACGCGCAGGGAAATGTAGGCGCGGGCTATAGAGAAGGAAATATGCCTCCATTTCAACCACAGCAGACGCCATCTGCTATGGATTGGATGAATTTGATTAAGCAGCAGCGTGGTCAACCTATGCTTAATCCTATGATGGGCAATTTGATGGGTCAAATGTATCAGCAAGACCCAAATTTGCTTGCAATGCAGCAAAAAATTGCTCAGGGGATGCCACCACCTATGCAAGAACAAGGTGGACAAGTTGTAAATCCCGGTGGTAACGCGCCGCCGGGATTAATGAATTCTATTGGTAATGTTGCTGGTCAAATGGGTGCTATGTTTGGTAATAGACCACAGACACCAATGGCACCAAGTCCAAACTTTTTCCAGCAATTAATGAGTAGAATGGGTGGTGGACAACAGCCACCACAACAGCCACAAGGACAACAGCCAATACGTGGACAAGGTGGAGAAAAACTTAATAGACCTGTAACTGGGCCTCGTGTAAGATATTAATTGGGGGAACAATGGCTTTCAAGATGCCAAAAATCAAAAAGATAGGAAAGAGAGTAAGCCGGCCAAGGAAACCTAGGAAGCCAAAGATTCCTAAGATTCCTAGCATTCAAAGTTTCATGAAATCATATAAATAATGGCTACTAATTTTAGTAGAACCAATCCAGACGACAAAGAAACACCGGAGGACGTACAACGTCTTTTGCTGGAGCTTTGCAATCTGGCAGATGAAGAAGATAGAGATGTACGTAACAATCTCATTAGAGTTCTGAGAAAGTTAAAGTATTTTTGGGATGGTTATACGCAGCTTTGGTGGAGTGAAGTTGCGCACGATTGGCGTAGTCTTGACACTTCTTATGATTCATATCAAACGTACGATGCTGGTTGGTACGATAAACCAGTAAATGTTTTCAGAGCTTATCTTGAAACAATTATAGCAGCACTGTCAACAACGATTCCAGCAGTAAAATGTACGCCGGACGATGCTGAGAATCCTCTTGATATTACGACTGCTAAAGCAAGCGATAGAATTGGGGAGCTTCTCTATAAACACAATGATGCCACTCTTCTATGGCTTCACGCTCTTTACATCTTTTGTACTGAAGGTCTTGTCGCGGCTTATACTTATCCTAAAGAGGATAAGAAGTACGGAACTTACAAGAAGGATGTTTACAAGGATGTAGAGGAAGAGCAAGATGTAAAAGTTTGTCCACTTTGTCAGGCTAATATAGCTGATGAAGAATTGACAATGAAAGAAGAAAATGAGTTCATGACGGATGAAACTGACGTCACGGCTCAAGATTTAATAAAGAACGAAGGTCAGTCAATTTGTCCTAACTGTTTAGCATTAGTTGATCCTGAATATCGTAAACACAAATTCATTGTCAATAAGAAGATTGGAGTCTCTGACGAACCTAAGTCAAGACAGTGCGTAGAAATTTATGGTGGCCTGTATGTAAAGGTTCCATTCTACGCTAAAAAGCAAGAGGACATACCCTACCTAAGATTCAGTTACGAAGCGGCTTATTCTGTTGTAGTTGAGCGTTATCCATTCCTCAAGAACAAGTATGGTCGCTCTCAGCCATTTTCTTCTAATGCTGACCCTTACGAAAGATGGGGCAGATTATCAACTCAATATCGTGGAAGTTGGCCAATCAATACTCCAACTGTAAACAACTATTGGTTTAGGCCAAATCATTTCTGTAATTTGAAGGAAGATTCTGACGTTGACAAGCTGAAAAAGAAGTATCCAGATGGCTGTAAAGTCGTCAAGGTTAATGATTGCTTTGCTTCAGCTTGTCCCGAAGGATTGGACGATTGCTGGTCCCTCAGCCATAATCCTCTTGCTGATTACTTGTATCATCAGCCTCTTGGTTTGCTGGTGGTTTCTATCCAAGAGATAGTAAACGAATTAGTTTCATTGTCTCTGCAAACTATTGAGCATGGAATTCCACAAACATTTGTTGATCAGCAAACTGTAGACTTAGAGGCATATGGTAAACAAGAAGTTGCGCCAGGTCAGTTGGTCGCGGCTCGTGCACCTACTGGAAAATCTCTTGGTGATGCATTCTTTCAAGTAAAGACAGCAATACTTAGTGGTGAAGTTGATACATTTGGCCAAAGAGCCAACGAAATGGGCCAATTTGTGTCAGGTGCTATGCCCACAGTTTTCGGTGGGTCTATGGCGCCATCAAGTAAAACTGCTGCTGTGTATTCAATGGCGCGTAATCAAGCCTTGCAGCGCCTTAATACACCTTGGAAGATGCTAACGGTTTGGTGGAAGAATGTATTTGGCAAATCAATTCTTTCATTCATTAAAGAAATGGTGGATGATGAAAGATTTGTCAAGAAGAATAGACAAGGAAACTACGTAAACATTCTAATCAAGAGATCAGAGTTAGAAGGAAAGTTAGGAGAATTTGAACTAGAGGCATCAGATCAAATTCCTGCAACTTGGGGTCAGAGGAAAGACGTTATCATGCAATTGTTGCAGGGCGGTAATCCAGTTTTGATGCAAGCTATATCGTCACCAGAGAATTTGCCAATTGTAGCTGAGGCTCTTGGATTAACTGATCTTATTATTCCTGGTGAAGATGATAGACAGAAGCAGTATGATGAAATTCAAATACTGGCTAGCAGTGAACCTATCTCTATACCTAATCCACTTGACCCGAACGCGCCTCCAATTGAGATGCCGTCGGTTAGTGTCGATAAGTTAGAAGATAATCACTTGATTCAGGCCAATATTTGTAGAAATTATCTAGTTAGTGAAGCTGGTAGACTTCTCAAGATGGAGGCTCCTAACGGATATAGAAATATTCTGTTGCATTTACAAGAGCATGTCATGGCTATGCAACCTTCTATGCCACAGCAGGGAGCAGAGCCACAACCAGAACAACAACAAAATAGACCAGTGGCACAGCCGGTGAAACAAAATGTCGGACTTTCTTAATAATCCTGCACAACCACCAGCACAACCTCTTGGAGTAGGTACGCCTAACGATGATATTCTGGATATTGGTGACATTCCAGATGAAGAATTGAAAGAGAAA